GAAGAGTAGGATTGATAATCACATTTAACAAGAGAATCAATGAGAATCTTCGAATTGGTAACACGGAGCTGGCTGCCAAATGGTACACAAGGTTGAGATTGTTGGAGATATTCAGCTTTGTACCGGAAGGAGCTTACAGACTTCCAACTATATAAAAAGAGCCGCTTGGACCAGCGGCTCAGTACTTAGAACATTAAATGCTCTGCAAATATAACAATATTATTGTATCAGAAATGTTCAAGTACATCAAGAAAAAATAATAAAATGGTCTTTTTTCTTGGGCTTGTAATGAATATTAACAAGTCTACGAAACAAAGATTGTTAAAAAGGGGTGTACATGAAAAGAAGAGGTACAAGGTACATTCCCTATGACTATGAAGCGGCAATTGATAAATCTGTAGAAGATATGAATGAGGTCTTCATGGAGTACATGCTGAAGACCAAATACAGGTGCGTCTACACATGTAAGGAGATTCGGGCAGGTAATCAGCTTGAGATAGAAATATATCCAGAGTTCACCAGGAAAGAGGACATTCCGGAAGAAGGGAGAATTAGGGATAAAGAAACTCAGAGAAACCTGAACAATAAGAATGCCATTAAATATTGTGGAAGACTCATTATAGAGAATTTCACAAATAATGATATATGGATGACGCTTACATATGCAGAAGGGAATGAGCCAGCATGCTGGGATGAGGCTGTAAAGAATATGACTAATTACATCCGGCGAATTAATTACAGACGCAAGAAGCTGGGCTTGCCTAAAGCCAAGTACATATATGTTACAGAACATGATCCTGACGCAAAGATACGCTGGCATCATCATGTGATTATGGACGGGCTTCTTGACAGAGACGTATGTGAGAAGTTGTGGAAGCTGGGAGACCGTTCCCAGTCAAAGCGACTTGAGGAAGATGCTTATGGTCTTGTAGGAATGGCTAAATACATAACAAAGGACAAGCACCGACAGAAAAATGAGAAGCGGTGGAACTGCTCCACAGGACTTAGACAATTCAGAGTTCGTAAGGTTCGTTCTAAGAGAAAGGGCGGAAATGGGCGGTATGTTCCTGTAAGCAAATATATAGACACATTTGTAAGAGATAAGGCTGCAAGGGAAGCAGAGATACAAGCCTGGCATCCAGAATATTCTCTTCTGGAATCGCAGGTATATTACAACGGAGTTAATGGGATGTTCTATATAACGGCAAGACTCCGGGATTGGAGAAAGAGAGATGCAAAAGGTAGATATATACATCCAAACGACAGCTAGAGGACCAGCAGTCCGTAAGCATGTCGCATACATGTATGTCTTAAAGATAGTTATTAATGGCAAGGAATTTATCCGTAATGGAAAAGGCACACTTGAGAATGTAACAGAGAACCAGGCAACACTGCAGGCAATAATACATGCACTTATGCGTTTCCATGAAAACTGTGAAATCCGCATAAGCACAGAATGTGAGCATGTATTAAACAGCTGTAGAAATGCATGGCCGCAACAGTGGGAAAAGGACGGTTGGATAAAAAAGACTGGCAAGCCAGTAAAGAACGCAGACCTGTGGCAGCAGTACCTTAATGTAAGCCGAGGACATGTAATAAGTTGGGTGAACAAGCCACATGATTTTAGTAAGTGGATGGATTATGAGCTTGGGAAGATGGAGGCAGAATGGACGAATCAAAGATAAAAAAGGAGCTGGAGCGTCTTAAGTGGTTAAGAAAAGCCGCGTACATGATGCAGCCCTGTAAAACAGCGAATGAAACAAGCATCAAGGTTACTAATCTTACCCTTCTTGGAGGGCAGATTGCAAAGCTTGAGCGGGAATTGTATATCTGCCAGCATCCAGAGGTAGACAATTAAGAAACAAGAACGGTGCAAAGCCGCATAAATACAGAATGGGAGTGACATTTTACTCCAAATATATCTACACGGTACTTATTCATGCACAGATTAAGAATATATCACAGTTTATTATCTGGCAGGTTAATCCTCCCGGTCATGCCGGGAGGGGAAAGGAGGATTATGGAAAGTATAATGCAGGACATTAAAGAATGCTTCCTGTGTAGAGAAGCAATGATTAAAAAAAATAATTTTAAAAGGCTTCCATCGAATGATTTAGAGTGCCATCACATTATGCACGGTATGGCCAACAGAAAGATATCAGAGCATTACGGGCTTAAGGTATGGCTTTGTGAGGAGCATCACAGGACAGGCAAAGAGGCGGTACATAAATGCAGGGAAACAGATCTGAAGCTCATAAGAGCAGGTCAAAAGAGATTTGAGCAGTTATTCAGTCACGAGGAGTGGATGAATTTATTCATGAAAAATTATTTGTAGGAGGGAGACAATATGACACAGGAAACGTTATTGCAGATAGGAAAACTTGGCCTTGCAATTGAAGATGGTGCGAATATGGTACCGGATATGTATCGTGTTAAGGAAGAACTTACAGGAGCAGATTTATTTAAGGGAGAGTCTAGCGAAGACAGAAGCCATTATGCAGGATATACAGAGCTGTACAAGCTACCAGGCATGAAAGACATAGCAGATGATGCGGCTGAATATATCAAGAATCGTTTAGGAGAAGTTATTGAGGAGCACTGTAAGTCTTTAGAAGCCTGTATTTCTGCATTAGGTAACACTGTAACAGCAAAAGCAGACAAGCCGGACAGAAAGGCGAAGACACCCAGCTAAGAAACAGAATGACAAGAATGGATTCTATTGTGCAAAATGTGGCAGGTATATTTCTACACTTACATTAGATAGGACTATGTGGGGATATAAGAAAGGCAGTAAGTATTACTGTTCGTATAAATGCATGCGGGAATCATGCAAGTAATAGGAGGTAATTATGTTTGATACATTTGGAGAATTTGATAGTGCAGAGGAAATAAATAAGGCAGCAGCAGGACAGCTTGCACAGGGAGATACACAGGCTATAAGGGATATAGCAAGAGAGAATGGTCTTGATCTGGCTGACGCAGAGGACTATATAGACGGAGAAGTATCAGAGTTGTGCAATCCACTTATGGCGGCGCTTGGAAAAATCAAGGTCGAAGAGGAGGAGCTTAAACCGGTTGAGATAGTGCAGGATTGGATAAATTATATAAAAGCACAGGTTACAGAGCATCCTGATATGGCTGTAGCGGTACGCAGAAAGGGAAAGACGATAAAGGGCTGTATCGCAGAACTTCTTAAGTGGAGTTTTAAGAATTGTTATCCGGTGGATAAGGATATTGTTAAGGCAGCAGGCGTAGATGCTTCTGTTAAGATGGGAATCCCTGGAATGGGAAGAGCGTATGAAATCATAAAGGCTTATTACCTTGGAGGCGCGAAATGAAAAGAAAACAGATTATAGACTACGAGGGAGAAAAGCCCACAGGAAGACATAAGCTTACTCTTATAGCAGACATTATAAAGCTTGATGATGATTACCTGGTTGTAGACCTTTATAGTAAAAAAGAACTGATATATCGAGAAGCGTATTGCGGTACAGGCAGGTTCAATTATGACTACAGGGAAAATAAAGCCGACACAAAAAGCTATTGGAACAATCCAAATAGAAGAATGATACATGAGGCGTATACAACAGAAAAAGCATCAGGAGCAATAAAAAAATATGCAAAACAGATGGGGGTTAAATGTTATAACGATAAACCAACAGACATATTAGAAAGTATTGAATATAAAATAGACGGATTACAGGATGTAAGAAAAAAGAACCGTGCCAATGAGGAAAGAGATAAATTATTTGAATTACTCCCGGAAGAGCCTAGAATTCTTCAAATGCGTATAGAAAGCAAAGTGAATCAGGGGAATATTATATATTACAAAAGACATGGAATATATGCTGATTATCATTGTTGCCAGTGCGGAGAAGATTATACGCTAAGAACAGAACCATACGAAGGAATTGAACCGATACTGACATATCCCAAGCCGGAAAGATTAAAAGCTTTTGAATGCCCTAAATGTGGAGACAGTGCATTGCTTTATCCAATGGGGCATGCCAAGTGTACATACCAGAATTTCACAACATTTTTATATCAGGTGGCAGCAGACGGAACCCTGATTACAAGAATGTATGATGTATTTGTAACAAGAACACCAGAAGGGGCAAGGAACATCAAAACAACAGAGTATGAGCGTGTGTTTATGCGTCCCGGATATTGTAGAGAATATTATAGATACAATTCAGAAGACAGATGGTGTAAAGACAGAAATGTGGCACTTAGCAATGTAATAGAACTTATTGAGGTCAACTATGACTGTATAAAGGATAGCCAGATGAAGTATCTTCCAGAAGATATGTATAAAACAATATACAGTACACCAGAAAGAATAGAACGAAAGTATCTGGCCCGGTATGAGACTGTGGAAAGCTTCGCAAGATGTCCACAACTGGAGACATTATTTAAAAATGATTTTAGAAATATATGTAAGAGAATTATATGGCAGAGAGGCAGCACAAACAAGGTCAATAAGCATGTAAAGGAACTGCATGAGATATTAAGAATGACTAGGACACAATTAAAGTACTTAAAAGAAAGTGGGAAAACGGAAACTATTGGATTGCAAGAACTTGAAACGTTCAGACAGATTGCTGATAAATACAGAATAAAAGAACAGAATTATGACATGTTATTTAAACTGTATATGAGCTCTAGCCAGACAACACTAGAATATTTGCTAAGATTTCAGAGCATTACAAAATTATGGAATATAGCACATAAGTATTTAGAAGATGACCATTTTGAGAATCTCAGGCAGGTACTTACAGAATATAAAGATTATCTTCGAGAACGCGAAGATAATGGAGATGACTTAAGTAATACTGTTTATCTTAAGCCAAGAAATCTGTATGAAACATATACACGAATACGTCTGGAAGCTGAACAGAGAAAAAATGAGAAGTATATCACTGAAATGCAGCAGAAATATTCAAATATAAAGAGCAGATCAAAGAAGATACCTAAGAAATATACATTTACGCATGAGGGATTAATTATAAGACCAGCCCTAGATGCTAAAGAAATTGTGTTAGAAGGGAGAATGCTTCACCACTGTGTCGGAAGTGATAACCAGCACTATCTGAAGGACTTTAATGCAGGGGAAGGCTGGATAATGGTAATCCGGGATATAAAGGCTCCTGATACTCCATACATTACGGTGGAACTAAAAAATGACAAGATAATGCAGTGGTATGGAGAACATGATACTAAGCCGGATAAGGAGATTATAGAGGAATTCTTAAAAGAATACAAAAAGCACATAGATAAGAAAGTGAGGAAAACAGCATGAATGAAGTGTTATACACAAAAACATTTAGTGAGTGGCAGCAGGAGCTAGATACAGAGCTTGTAAAGAGTGCGGAAAGCTTTGTAAAGATAGGATATCTTCTTAAGGTTGCCAGAGATACAGATATACTTGCTAATTCTGGATATGGAAATGTTGTGGAATTTGCGAAAGCCCGTTATGGTCTTGATAAGACCCAGGTATCAAGGTTTATACATATTAACGACAGATTCAGCGAGGACGGAAACAGTGCAGAACTGCAGGACAGATATAAAGGTATGGGATATGCAAAACTGACAATCATGCTGCAGCTTCCTGATGAAATTAATGAAGAGATAAGCACAGATTTCTCCAAGTCTGAGATAGAAGATATCAAAAAAGAAATTGATGAGGAAAATAAGATATCTGATATCGAAGTATGGATGGAAGGTACACAGGAAGAGGCGGAAAAATATAACGAGCTTGGACAGGTTATGTATCAACTTTTGCATGATATGCCTGAACTATTTATCAAGATTGCACAGTCTTCTATAGAAACAGAAGAGCTGATGAATGTATTAGCTCCATCAGGAGAGATGATATATTCAGTGCGTATTCCGGGAACTGGCCGACTAATGTTAAGTATTAAGGTTAATACAGGAAGAATAACGATAACTAATGTGCGAAGCATGGAAAAGACAGAGTGGAACATAGAGGACCTTGCAGATTTTGTGGTAGACATACTTAGCAGAGCTGATACAGAAGATCCGGTTAAGGCATGGACGAGCATCTATAAAGAGGAATATCCGAAAAAAGCAGAAATTGCACCGGTGCAACAAGAGAAGCCAGTGCAGAGAAAAGAGAAGAAGGTGCAGAAAGCCAAGATTGAGAAACCTAAGCCCCAGTCGGTAGAAGAGAATACGGAAGAGGAACAGATACCAGGGCAGGACAGCGTGCTTAATCATCCGGAGTATTTACCGGAAAACGGCAATAATAAGGCAGATTCCACAGAAAATGTGCAGGAAACAGATACATTTGTGGATAAGCAGCAGGAAAAACCGCCATATTTTGAAAAAGTTTCTGCAGAGAAAGAAAAAACAGAGCCAGAAATGCCAACAAATGCGATAAATACAGAATGTGAGGACGAAGTAGACGCACTTGGAAACTATATGAATTGCTGGGAAGCAATATGTGATGCACATCGCAAGATTACTCTGTTTATCGAGGATTACAGCGCATCTGATACAACACCGGATAATATGCGGATAGAAGCAGCACGAATAAACGCGGTTACATTGGCGGAAGAATTAGAGCACTTAAAAGCTCTGTAGACCGCATAAATACAGAATATGGAGAATGATTATGATTAAATGTGATAAAAATAGAATTGAAATAAAAGGAACACCGGTAATACTTGTTGGAGAATTAGGAACAGCAATACAGACTGTATATAGAGCAATGCTTAATACAGGTATTGATAAGGCATTTGCTGAAGAAAGAATTAAGAAAGCCTGTGAGCTGGCACTTTTAACAGACAAAGAGCAGGAAGAGGTATCGAAAGACCTTGATAAAAAAATAGATGAAAAGTTGGATAAATTGGCTAATGCAATATTAAAGGAACTTTTTGAGGGAGGTAGTAATGATGGTGAATAGAGATTGTGTAATGGCTAATCTTGAGCAGAGAGACTGTAAAGGACTTAAAGAATTGTATTGCGCCAAGGAGGATAAGCCTTGCCCATTCTATAAGCCGGCGGATAAATACAATAGAGATGGCAGCAGGAAGGGAATAAGATAAATGGAAGATAGATATTTATTTAAAGCAAAGAAGATTGGCAACGGAGAGTGGGTACAGGGTTATTTATACGGCATTTGGGAGAAAAGATATATTTTATGGGGAATGACAAATGATATCCCAAATATGATTGAAGTTGACCCATCTACTATCTGCCGGTGTACAAGCATGAAAGATAAGAATGGTAAGCTGATATGGGAAAATGACATTATTAGTTATCGGGCTACATATAGCATAGGTAATGGCTTTGCAGAAAGGGATTACATAGGAAAAGTTATTTGGGATAATGAGACATCTTCATTTCAAATTGCGGGGAAATTACCTGCCGAAAACTATGAAGGTTATAAAATGCTAGATGAGATGTTTAAAATTGAGAGGACTAAAGATGAGCAGAAGACGACATAAACATTTATGTGAATATACCTGTTGTGAGCAATGTTCTAAGAGTGTGGCAGCAGACGGAACATATACATGTAACAATAAGACCGTTATAGAGAACTACATGCCGGCGGAAGATTACTTCTGGTGTGATGGAGAGATGTTTATCAGGAGGGAACATGAGACTAATTGATGCGGATGAATTATTGTTAAAATTTAATAAAGTCTATGATGAAGCAGATGCAAAGTATCACGAATCAGGTTTTGATAGCTTCTGGGGTGGCGGTTGTTCAATGATACAAGAAGTCATAAAAGAAACTGCAGAACAGCCAACAGCCTATGATGTTAATAAGGTTGTGAACAAGTTAGAAATGAGCAAAAAGACAGCACTAGACTTAGTAAAATTACCACATTTCTTTATTAAAAGTCTGCAGGAACTTGTAGACATATGTTTTGACAGAGCAATAGAGATAGTAAAGGCAGGTGATGAACAATTTGAAAAATAACAATATTAAAGACCTTCTTAAGCAGTACAATGACTTGGTTAAGGAGAAACAGGAAATACAGGCCGCGATTGATAAGATACAAAGAGAACTTGATAAAATGGAAGCTGAAGGCTATACGGAAAAGGATAGTGTTACCGGTGGAAATGGAGGTAAGCAGCATTTTGTTGTAGAAGGCTTTCCTTATCCGGCATATTCACAGAAGAAAACACTTCTTTTAGTGCGACAGCGGCAGCAGATAGACATTAAAGAGAAAATAGACACTCAGATTAACCTCATAGAAAAGTGTGTAAATGAAATTGACAACAGTAGAATGAGGCGGCTTATAACATTAAGATACATAGAAGGTTTATCCTGGGTACAGGTAGCAAGAAAGATGGGAAAACACCACACAGCAGATGGTTGTAGGATGGCCGTAGAAAGATTCTTATCAAAAATTTAAAGTTTGTTCGCTCTGTTCGTTTTGTCTGTGGTAATATCTAAGATGACCAAGGTGGACATGATGAACAGCATGATTTCTCCATTATTAAATATTAAATACCCCCAGGTAAGGCACTGGCTTAAGGCTGGTGCCTTTTTTGTATGTCAAGAAAGGAGCTGATTGTGTGGGATTAACAGACAAACAACGGAAATTCTGTGATGAATACCTTATAGACCTTAATGCCACACAAGCGGCTATTAGAGCGGGGTATACAGAAAAGTATGCAAATACAAATGCATCAAAATTACTACAAAATACTACAATTTCACAGTACATAGGAGAAAGACAAAAAGAACTATCACGCAAGACAGAGATTACTCAAGAGCGAGTAATCAGGGAACTTGCACTGATAGCTTTTTCTAATACAGCAGATTATGCACATGTAGTTGAAAAGAAAATGAAAGCCGAAGTAGGCGGTATACTTGTAGATATACTGAATGAGGACGGCAAACCTGCTACATACAGGACTGTAGAGCCAGTATTGACAGAAGAGCTTACAGAAGAACAGAAGCGTGCCTTAGCTGTTATTAAGAAAGGACGAGATGGATTGGAGGTCAAGCCATGTGATAAGGTAAGGGCGTTGGAGCTTCTTGGTAGACATCTTGGTATGTTTACAGACAAGATAGAAGCTAATATTAATGATTCTGTAAAGAATGAGCTTGCAGAGCTTCTTGCTCAGCGTAAGGCAAGGGGTGAGCCTGATGCTTCTAAGTGATAAGTATTGGGATTACATAGATACACCGGCAAGAGCAGAATTCCTTGAAGGTTCTACTGCATCAGGTAAGACAACAACAGTAGCTGTGAAGTTCATAATGAATGTAGCTGAGTCGGATATGAAGCTGCATGTTATAGCCGGTAATACAACAGGTGTTATTGAGAAGAATATTATAAATGCTGATATGGGATTGCTGCAGATATTTCCCAATTTGGAATACTGTGGAAACGGTGATAAAGAGAATAAACTTCCACATATTAAATTCAAAACTGGCAGCAGTACAAAGATAATATATATTCTCGGTTACGATAATGCCAGCAAGTGGAAGAATGCCTTGGGTTCGCAGTTTGGATGTGTGTGGGTTGACGAGTGCAACACAGCCAACATAGATTTTATACGAGAGATATTTGGCCGTTCTGAATACTTTGTAGGAACTCTTAATCCAGATGCACCTACATTACCCATATATTCAGAGTACATCAATCACGCTAGACCGATTGATAAGTACAAGGCGGATGTGCCAGAAGAGATATGGAAGGACCTTAACGGCTGTGAGCCTATTAACGGCTGGGTGTACTGGTTCTTTACATTTGAAGATAATATATCCATGACACCAGAGAAGATAGAACAGAAGAAAATGAGCTATCCTCCCGGTACCAAGATATATAAAAACAAAATATTGGGCTTAAGAGGCAAGGCTACAGGTCTTGTCTTTTCTAATTTCTGCAGGCGGCATGTTATTACTAAGGAACAGGCTAAGGCATTTATTAAGCGAGAATATGACGACAAGCAGACAGGATGGTTTGTAATATATACAAGCGGTCTGGATACGGCATATTCAACCAAGAGTCCTGATACTATTGCAATGTCATTTATGGGAATAACCAATAAAGGCAAATTGATAGTGCTGGATGAAAAGGTATATAACAATGCGGCTCTTGATATACCAATAGCTCCAAGCGATACAGTAAGGAATTACATAGACTTCCTGGAACGCAACAGAAAAGAATGGGGCGGCATGGCAAAGAACACCTTTATTGATAACGCTGATCAGGCGACAATAACAGAATTTGCCAAGTATAAGAGAGAGCATCACGAATGCTTGTATATATTCAACAATGCGTATAAGAAAGTAACAATAATAGACAGAATAAACCTGCAGCTTGGTTGGATGTCCTTTAACGACGAAAAGGGCAAAGAGCCAAGCTATTATGTTGTAGATACATGCACGAACTACATCGGAGAACTGCAGGTATACAGTTGGCTGGAAGATAAAGACTGTGAGCCGGAAGATGGAAATGACCACATGGTAAACAGTACGCAATATGGCTGGATACCATATCGAGACAAAGTTGGAGTAGAAAATAGAGAATAGATAGGAGAGTGAGAGAGGTGAGCATATTTAATACTATGGCTGATAAGATAAGAGATGGAATAAGGACATGGTTGCGTGTGCAGCCGGCACAGAGAGGTGTAATTAATATACAGGAAATCTTCGACTTTGAAGGTAACGCCATTAAGAATCAGATATGGTACAGAGGCGTAAGTGAAGAGCTGTCGCAGCTGTATGATCAGGTTGATGGGGACAAGACAAGATTCTGGGCTGCAAAATGCTCTCCTGGGCTAGCGATAAGAAAGATACATGTAGGATTACCTGCAATGATGGTTGATATGCTTGCAAGTATTGTTGTTGCAGATATGAACGAGGTAGATGTTGGCAGTAGGCAGTCAGACTGGGATAAGATAGCGGAAGAAAATGACTTTACAGAGCTTATAAAGCAAGCAATATCAGATACACTTATTGTTGGAGATGGAGCATTTAAGCTATCCATAGACACGAATCTCAGTCAGTATCCAATCATAGAGTTTTATCCTGGCGACAGGGTAGAGATAATAAGAGAACGCGGCAGAGTGAAAGAGGTTGTGTTTAAGACAGTATATACAGTTAAGAATCAAGAGTACATTCTGCTTGAAACATATGGCAAAGGCTATATAACATATATGCTCACAAGAGATAATAAAGAATGTGATATCAGCACTGTGCCGGAGCTTGCAGGTTTAAGACCTGTAACATGGGAAGATAAAAGTTTTATGATGGCCATACCGCTCATGTTCTATAAATCAGCGAAATTTAAAGGCAGAGGTAAGAGCATATATGACAGCAAGATAGATGAATTTGATGCACTGGATGAAGCATGGAGCCAGTGGATGGATGCCTTAAGACATAACCGTACAAAGGAATATATACCCGAGAATTTACTTCCTCGAAATCCAAGTGATGGAGCTGTTATGCTGCCAAATTCATTTGACAACGCTTATATACAGTATTCGTCTCCTATGGCAGAAGGTGCAAATTATAAGATTGAAAGAGAACAGAGTGAAATACCACATGAAGGGTATCTTGCTACATATATCACGGCATTGGACCTTTGCTTACAGGGAATCATGAGCCCTTCTACATTGGGAATAGATGTAAAGAAGCTTGATAATGCAGAAGCACAAAGGGAGAAGGAAAAAGCAACGCTGTACAGTAGAAACAATATTGTAAATCAGCTCCAGAAGGTTCTTCCGAAGCTTGTAAAAATGACATTGCAGGCGATAGATACACTTAATAATTCAACAACACAGGACATTGATGTTGATGTGACATTTGGTGAATATGCGAATCCTAGCTTTGAGAGCCAGGTTGAGACAGTGAGCAAAGCCAAGCAGGGAGGCATTATGAGTGTAGAAGCGTCCATTGATGAGCTGTATGGAGATACCAAGGATGATGACTGGAAACAGGAAGAGGTTGCAAGGCTTAAGGCTGAACAGGGGATATCTGATATGGAAGAACCGGCACTTAATATGGAATCAGATGGCTTTGAAGTGGACTTTTAATGAGGTAGCCTATGTTAAATACAGACTATGATATAGAGAAAGCCTTTAAAGCTATAGAAGATGAGCTGATTGCTTCCATGATGCGTAATCTTGCAAGCCATAGAGCAGAAGAGACAGATATGGGGTTTAACTGGTCACAGTGGCAGGTAGAGCAGCTTAAAGCTTTGGAAAGGTATAAAGCACAGAATAAAAAGAAGTTCACGAAGTCATTTAGCAATATAAATGATTCTATTGAAGCAATGATATTTGCTGCCAGACAGGAAGGCGGTACAGAACAGGAACAGAAGATATTAAGGGCCTTGAAGAAAGGTTTGAAAGCATCTAAGGTGTCACAGGGCGCTGAAGGTGCTTTTTTCAGGCTTAATACCAGGAAACTGGAAGCTCTGATAAAAGCCACAAAGAATGATTTTGGTACAGCAGAGAAGGCAATGCTCAGGATGTCCGAAGACAAATACAGACAGATAATATTTAATGCACAGGTATATGCAAATACAGGCGCAGGAACATATGAGAAGGCTGTAGATATGGCCACAAAGGATTTTCTTAAGGCTGGTATTAACTGCATAGAATATTCTAATGGTGCAAGGCATACAGTAAAGGATTATGCCAAGATGGCAATTCAGACAGCCAGCAAGCGCGCCTATTTGACCGGAGAAGGCGAAATGAGACAATCATGGGGAATTAGTACAGTTATCATGAATAAGCGTGCTAATGCCTGTCCTAAGTGCCTTCCATTTGTTGGTAAGGTGCTTATAGATGATGTGTGGAGTGGAGGTAAGGCATCGGATGGCCCTTATCCACTTATGTCTTCTGCTATGGCAGCAGGGCTTTACCATCCTAACTGCAAAGATGTACATACAACATATTTTCCTGAACTAGATGATGAGCCTGACAGCATGTTTTCCAAGAAAGAACTTGAGCAGGTTAAGGAAGATTACAGGCAGGACCAGAAGCAGCAGTATGCAGGCAGAATGGCGGAGCAGTATGGCAGGCTGTCAGAATTTTCATTAGATCTGGATAATCAGAAAATGTACGCTGATAAGAAAGAACAGTGGGAGAATGAAGTATTAAAACAGAAAAATAGAGGCAAAAAGGTTATAATAACGGAGCAGGCAATAGATAAAGTAAATGAAATTAATCCTAAGGGTTTTACTTCGGATAATAATAAATTTATAAAAGAGGTACATAGGGATTTACTTAAAGTTGCAAAGGAAGAAAATAATAGTAATGAAGTTGCATGTGTAGTAGATTTAATAGCAAATAAAAAAACTAAGTTTATAAAAGGTGAAAGGCACGAGGTAGATATATATTCTGATTCAGATATGTTCCATCTATTGCATTCGGCAAAAGATAATTCTTTAGTATTATGTCATAACCATCCTGGGTCAACAGATTTTTCAGCAAATGATATTGGGGTATTTATGCGACACGACACAATAAAGACTATGACTATAGTGACAAACCAAGGACATGTACGATATATTTCAAAAGGCGAACATTTTGATTATAATGGAACGGTTGAATTGATGAAAGACTGTCAGGAAAAATGTGGGAATAATATTGATAAATGTATTGATTTGTTTTTGAAAAAATGCTATTCTGTTGGTATACAAAGAGGGTAATATTTAGGTAGGAGGTATTTTAATGGATGGTATATTAGACGGAAAACCGGGAATGACAATGGATGAATTGATTGCATTATTGGAAAAAGGACCAATAAAAGCAGAAGGCAATAACGAAGATAAAGCAGAAGTAAAAGAAAACAAATAACAGCCACCAGTCGAGAGATTGGTGGTATTTTTATACCCAATTTTAAGAAAGTGAGGATTTAGAAATGAAGGATTATAGTGGAGTAAAAGTGGTGGCAGCAGAGCCAATGAGCAGAGGCGAATACAATGCATACAGAAGATGTGATAATATGACATTTGGAATTGCTATTGAAGCACTGAAAAAAGGTAAGAAAGTAGCAAGAGCTGGATGGAACGGTAAGGGAATGTTTTTATATTATGTTCCAGTTGGTGCATATGCTCCTTGTACAGAAATTGCAGCAAGTCTTGTTAATGAGAATGGATTAGTAGAGTATGGAGCATATATCGCCATGAAAACTGCACAGGGGAATGTAGTCCCTTGGTTAGCAAGTCAGACTGACATGCTTGCAGAAGATTGGATTATAATAGAATAGTCCGAAGTTGCACCAGTGCAACACAATTTAATATTAGTTATTAAGCACACATGGCAAATAAGCTGTGTGTGCCTATTTTTTTTATGCCTAAAACTTAATGGCACTAAACTTTAGGGAAATGCCGACGGGCGGTAAACGGAAAGGAGACAGGTATGAGAAAAACATTACCTATTAATCTACAGCTCTTCGCAGATGGCGGAGATGGTAACGGCGGCCAGAGCGCTGGAGGAGACAATGGACAGGCAGGACAGCAGGGTAATCAGAATAATCAGCAGACAGCTGGTGTTGATTATGACAAGATACAGGCAATGCTGGATAATGCAACGGCCAAGAAAGAGAATGCTGTGCTTAAAAGCTATTTCCAGCAACAGGGATTATCAGAAGATGAGATAAGTCAGGCTATTGCAACATTTAAGCAGAATAAGCAGCAGCAGACAGAACAGCAGCAGAACGCTAATGCTAATCTTCAGAATGAAGTGGCAGCAGCACAGAAGGTTGCTGAACAGGCTCAGATCGAACTTGCAGCTACAAAGGTAGCAATGACGCTTGGTATTAATGCCAAGACACTCCCATATGTACTTAAGATGGCTGATTTCAGTAAGGCAAAGGACACAGATGGGAAAATATCAGAGGACAATGTCAAGGCTGCACTTGAGCAGGTTATCAAGGATGTACCAGCACTTAAGCCGGTACAGGAAGGCAATGCTGGTTTTCAGATTGGTGCAGGACAGCAGAATAACGGACAGCAGTCCTCTACAGGTAACAATGTAAATGTTCCAACAAAGAGATGGAACAGATTCAATTAAGAAAGGTTAAAAAGGTAATAATATGCTAAATTTGAATTACGCAGAACAGTGGAGTCCGGAATTATTAGCAATTCTTATGCAGGGCACACTTACATCACCATTTATTACAAGTAATGTCAGATGGTTAGATGCAAAGACATTTCACTTTACTCAGATGAGTGTAAGCGGTTATAAGAATCACAAGAGATCAGGCGGATGGAACACAGGAGAATATAACCAGAAAGATGTTCCTTACACAGTAACACATGACAGGGATGTACAGTTCATGGTTGACAAGGCAGATGTCGATGAGACCAATCAGACGGCATCTATTCAGAATATTTCACGCATCTTTGAGCAGACACAGGTTGTACCAGAGACAGATGCATTATTCTTCAGTAAGGTTGCACAGGCTGCACAGAATACAGAATTATATCATTCTGAAACTTCTGCTACAGAATACACAACAGAGAATGTATTTGCTAAGCTTAAAGCTATTCTGGCAGCAGGAAAACTTAGAAGATACAAGGCAAATGGAAGCCTTATCATGTATGTGTCTTCTGACATTATGGATAAGCTGGAAATGTCAAAGGAATTTACACGCAAGATTGAAATGACACAGATTGCAGAAGGCGGTCTTGGTATTGAGACTCGTGTTACTGACATTGATGGTGTAACACTTATGGAAGTTGTCGATGATGAAAGATTCTATGACAGATTCGATTGGGATGTTGCAGAAGGCGGTTTTGCTCCGCTTAAGTCAAAGTATGCTGCAACAACTGATACAGATGTAGCAGAAGGAAAGATATACTACACTAAGAGCGACAGCTCTTATACAGTAGTGGCAAAGCCTACAAAGACTAATATAGCCACATATTATGAAAAAACTGTTCAGGGCTCACGCAAGATTAATGTACTTGTCGCATGTGGACAGACATGTAAGACAGTACCTAAGATTTCATCTATTTATTTCTTCGCACCAGGAGCACATACAGAAGGAGACGGATATCTTTATCAGAATCGCCAGTTAAGTGATACATTTGTATTCCCTAATGGCAAGGATGGTAAGGTTGATTCTGTATTCGTTGATGTAGATCCTGCAGAAGAGATTGCAGAGTAAGCCTATGGTATATGCAAGTAAAGAGCAGTACCTTAGTGAACATAGACTTATCCCAGATGAGCAGATAGAACGAAGATTAAAACAGGCGAGCCGGCATATCGACTCGCTTACTTTTAATCGTATAACATCAAGAGGATTTAATAATTTGACAGAGTTCCAGCAAGGCATACTGATAGATGTGTGTTGTGAGATGGCTGATTTTGAATATGAGAATGAGGACATGATTAATTGTGTCTTACAGAATTATTCTCTAAATGGAGTATCTATGCAGTTTGGCAGCAGTTGGAATGTTCTTGTACAGAATGGAATTGCTGTAAAACGCGATACATACCAGATACTTTGTCAGACAGGCTTGTGTTGTTTAAGTCTGGGGGTGTGAGTATGAAGTACCCATGTTTAATACTAAAGAGCATGTGTAAAACAGAAATACATCTTGAGATAGAACAGGAAGGCAGGAATGTCTATGGAGAACCTCTTAAGCCTGTTATATGGGATGGCTTATGTAACTATCAGGACAGCGGCAAGACCGTATTAACAGCAGAAAAGGTTCTTATACAACTTGAAGGATGTGCTTTGATACCAGGAGATATTGCACCAGAGCTTCCGGTAATTACCGAAGGTGATATAACGGTGTTCGGTGTAACAAGGCATATATACAAGGGTACGAAGTGCCGTAATCCGGATGGTACGGTTAATTATGTAAGATTGGATGTGATGTAATGGCAAGAAATGTTAAATCAACGGTGAAGCTTAATATGCCTATGGTAAGGAAGCTTACGGCAGCAGCAAAAGTGTCAGTTGCACAAACAGCAGAAGCAATACATACAGATGTTGTTCAGAGCCAGGTTATACCGAGGGATACAGGAGCATTACAGAATGAAAGCACATTTGTTGATTTATCTGATATAGGTCAGGGAAAAGCATATCTTGTGTCTAGTACACCATACGCCAGAAGGCTGTATTACCATCCGGAATACAACTTCCATCAGGCACCATGGACTGATGATAAGGGCAAGAAACATGAAGGAAATGCAAATGCTAAAGGCAGATGGCTTGATGACTACATGAAAGGTGGTAAAAAGCAGAATTTTGCACCTGAAGCATTTGAAAAGTTTTATAAAAAGCATACGGGGTTGTGATGTTAGGAATAGGTGATGTAAGAGACCTTATAGCAGGTCTTGGAATAGCGGCTGATGACCATGTATATTGTGGAAAGCTTGATGATAAGAAAGATAAGAGCATAGGTGTATACCATCTTAACAGGGGAGATAATGTTCAGATGGCTGTTGGAGGTATACAGAACAGCTCTTATGCTGTCAAATCCATAAGTATACTGATTCATTGGAATAAAAGTGTCAGGGAGACTGAAAAAGTCTCACAGGAGCTTTACGACAAGCTCAGAGATATGAAACATGTAAACATTAATGACACAAATATTCTTTTTACAGAAATGTTAGTATCAGCACCGATTGAGGTTGATACAGATGATAAAGGAATATTTGAAATGGTCATAGAACTTAAATTTTGTTATGAAAGGTAGGTAGAAGTATGTCACAGAATACAAAGATAGCTGGGTATAACGCGGAAGCTACACCATTAACAGGGGTTAATCCGGTACATAAAATTCAGTTTGGAGTATGTATAACTGGAAGAAAGGATTCGGACACGCCAGAAACAGTAGAAACTAAGATCGTAAAAGATGCAGAGAGCTTAAGTATATCTGTAGATGGAACCATTGAGGAATGGAATCCAATGGATCAGGCTGGCTGGGTAAGAAGGCTCATGACAGCTAAGTCACTTGGTATATCTTTCGGCGGTAAGCGTAACTATGGAGATGAAGGAAATGATTATGTAGCAAGTCGATCTATGAAGACAGGTCAGGATTGCAATACATGGGTGTCTATTATATTCCCTAATCTTGATCAGCTTCTTGTACCTGCAGTAATCGATGTAAAATCTCTTGGTGGAGATTCTACAAGCATTGATGCACTTGAATGGGAAGCACAGTCTGACGGTAAGCCGACATATATAGCATATGTAGCAGCTTAAAGAAAGAGAGGATATGAAAAATGGCAAAGACAGATTTTAGGGTAATAGATATCTCCATGAAGATTACGAATCAGTTACCTATGATTCGTATTACAGAAGATATAACGGTTACTGTTAATAACAGAAAGAGTACAATTCTTAATATACAGGCTATGGCACAGGAAGCAGAAAACAAGGAAAACAAGGATGATATGGCATTTATGATTAAAGGTCTTGAAATGCTTGTAGGAAAAGATGCTTCAGATAAGATTGAGGCATTAGATCTTCCTATTCCTGAATATAAGGAAATGTATAATACAATCATGCAGGTTGCTATGGGAACGTACGGCGAGGAGCAGACACCCTCAGCATAATGAGGTATATTATGATATATGGGATGATTGGGAGCTGATAGAAGCCAGCTTCCTGTCCCAGTATGGCATACGATTGCGAACAGAAGATGATATGTCATGGGCTGAATTCTGTTCTTTATTGTCAGGAATAATGCCTGAAACACCACTTGGGAGAATTGTAGGAATCAGAGCAGAAAAAGATCCTAAGGTTATAAAGGAATTCACTAAAGAACAGAAGAAAATCCGCAATGATTGGATATTAAGAAGGAATAGAAAATTAATGGAAGATCCTGCAAATTACAATAAGTATTGGAGTGACTTCCAAAATTGGGCTAAGACCGCTTTCTCTAAGTAGAAAGTGGTCTTTTTAAATGCCGGAAAGGAGGGAGTATGTCGGATGTAGTAGGACAGATAGCTCTGGAACTTGGCATAGACAGTTCACAGATAGTTAATCAGCTTACTGGCGCTTCTAATAAGGCGGCTAAGCAGGCAACATCCATCTTTTCTGGCATGGGAAAGAAGATAGCCGGAGCTTTAAGCATTGCAGCATTTGCTAAATTTACAAAAGACTGCATAGAAGTCGGTTCAAATGTAACAGAAGTACAGAACGTTGTAGATACAGCATTTGGAGATTTAAGCCATCAGGCTGATTTATGGGCTTCTAACGCCATGACTAATTTCGGACTATCTGAATTATCTGCTAAGAAGTACATGGGTGTATTTGGCCAGATGAGTAATGCTATGGGCATTACAGGACAGGCTGCACTTGATATGGCAGAAGATGTTACTGGATTAACAGGTGATGTTGCATCATTTTACAATTTGAGTACAGATGAAGCATATACAAAGCTGAAATCCATCTGGACTGGTGAAACAGAGACACTTAAGGACCTGGGTGTTGTAATGACTCAGACGAACTTAGACCAGTATGCACTTAATAATGGTTTTGGTAAGACTACGGCTAAGATGACAGAGCAGGAAAAAGTAATGCTCCGTTATCAGTACGTTACAAGCGCTTTGTCCAATGCCACAGGAGACTTTGTTAAGACACAGGATTCCTGGGCAAATCAGACAAGAATATTATCACTCAGATTCGAACAGTTAAAGGCTTCTCTTGGTAAAGGCTTCATAGCATTGTTTACACCTATTCTGCGTGGCTTTAACAACTTGCTGGCAGGATTACAGAAGGTTGCAGATGGCTTTGCCAGCTTTGTGCAAATGCTCACAGGAGCAGATGTATCAACCTCTATGGGTTCGATAAGTTCAGATATAGCTGGTATAGGAGATGATGCATCCAGCGCAGCAGATAATGTAGGTGATATAGGAAGTGCAGCCAAGAAGACTGCTAAAGATATAGAAAAGTCGCTTGCAGGCTTTGACCAAATAAATAAGCTGACAGAGCCAACAGATGATAGTTCTGATTCAAGCGGTAGTACAGGTGGAACATCTTCAGGAATCGGAAGTGTTGACCTTGTACCAGATGTGAGTGGAAGTACATCTAATGCAACATCTGCAATTAGTGATTTTGTAAATAAGGCAAAGAAAGAATTAGATAAACTCCGCAAATGGAGTGTATCGACATTTTCTCCATCTATGTCAAGAATATGGGATGGACTTACAAAAAATACAGATACAGCCAAGAAAAACTTAACAAGTGCGTTTAATGATATAAGAGCATTAGGACCGCCGTTGTTAAATTATTTTAATGGTCCATTTACAAATTATCTTGTAACATGGGTCGATACTAATGGCAGTATATTAAATGGATTATTTGATAGCTTTAATACAGTCTTTTCGGATGTATGGAATAAAGCAGCATATCCTATACTTGCAAATTTTGTTTCTGTTGGATTACCAATGCTGACGGATTTTGCATCCCAGACACTATCTTTAAATGGAACAATATTTGATACATTTAAAGCATCTTGGAATTCTTTATGGAGCGAAGGTGTAAGTCCAGCCATTGAATCTATATCAAATGTATGGATTGGCTTGGTTAATACAATGGCAGGGGCATGGAACGAATGTGGAGAGCCGATATTTACTGGAATAAAAGCGGCTGTTAAGACTACCGGAGATGTATTCTTAGATATATGGAATAATATGCTTCAGCCAGTCTGGGAGAATGCTTTAGATGTAATTGATAGAGTATGGAGTGAACATTTACAGCCACTGCTGGCCAATTTCTTGGATTTTGTTGGTGAGATAGTTACATGTGCTACGACAATATATAACAACTTTATTGCACCTGTAGTTGGATTTTTATCTGAACTATTAGGACCAATATTTATAGCTATATTTGATTCTATAGGGAATAAGGTTGGAGTTGTCGTTGGAACCATAGCTGATTTAATGAACGATACAATTACTGTATTTAAAGGAGTTATACAGTTTATTAAGGGTGTTTTCTCTGGTGACTGGGAAGGCGCTTGGAATGGTATAGTTACGGCTTTTGATGGCATATTTAGCGGTATTGCTGATATTGCTAAAGGGCCTATTAATATGGTAATTGGATTTATTAACGGACTGATTACAGGTGTTCAATCTGGCATAAATGCAATAGTAAGGTCTGTAAATAAGCTTAGCTTTAAAGTACCAAACTGGGTACCTGGTATAGGTGGCGAAGATTTTGGATTCCATTTACCGGAAGCCGACTTCTCTAAGATTCCATACCTTGCACAAGGCGGATATGTTAAGCCAAACACCCCACAGCTTGCCATGATTGGTGATAACAGACACCAGGGTGAAGTTGTAGCACCAGAGGATAAACTTCTTGATATGGCACAGAAGGCAGCTGCTATGGCATCCAGTGCAGAACTGCTGGCAGAAGCCATAAGTATTCTTAAGCAGATACTTAGGATACTTGAAACACAGGACCTTGATATACAGCTTGATGGAAAGAGTCTTAAGAAATATGTGGTTGATAAGATTAACGAGCATACAAAGCAAACAGGAAAATGTGAGATTATAACTTAACAAGGATGTGATGAATTGATACTGAGATGTGACGGGCAGGAGCTTCCGGCTCCTGTCTCCCTAAAAGTGGATGATGAGATTATATGGTCTTCTTCTACAGGACGAGCACTTGACGGAACAATGTTGGGTGATGTTGTCGCTGAAAAGAAGACCTTATCTATTAATTGGGGAATATTGAAGGAAGATGAGATGGCACTTATTAAGAACAAACTCATCGCCGGATTCTTTCCAATAACATTCCATGACGATGGACAGGATATAACAATAACAAGCTATAGAGGTACATTGAGTAAAGAGGTGCTGGGTGATATAGGTGACGGTAACTATTACTACAGAAGCGCCAGCGTATCTATAATACAGCAGTAATAGGAGTAAATATGAAGATAACATTAAGCATTAAGGATATAGAAAAGCAGATTAATAGCTTACAGTCTATTAATAAAAAGCTCCCTTTGAAAGTTAACTGGGCTATTGTAAAAAACCTTAAAACACTTAAAGCTGAGCATTTATGCGCAGAAGAATTAAGAATTAAGATTCTTGAGACGTACTGCATGAGGGATGAAAAGGGGAATTCTATTATAGAGAATGGTAATTACAGGTTTGAGAACGATGCAGAAGCAAGAACAGCCATTAAACAGATTGAAGAACTTAATATGACAACTGCAGATGTGGATATTTGCACTATAAATATTGCGGATGTAGAGAAGTGCAATGGAAGTGATTATGAGGCACTTACAACGCATGATATAGAAGCATTGGAGTTTATGATACAGGAGTAAATTATGTATAAAAATGTTACAGAGCAGTTTGCGACAACTATTCGTTCTCCATCAAGGACATTTAATCTTAGACTTAATGTAGAAGGAACATGGATAGACGCAGGCTTTAAGAAAATGACATATGAGAATGCTTCCTGTGCAGATGAATATTTACAATTAGGTTCAACAGTTGCGGCTAAAATTGAGCTTACTATAAAAAAGAGCGATATTCTTTTTGACGGTATAGAGTTGCCGTTAGAAATAGGCCTCTTACTGCCAGATGGAACTTATGAATATGTTCCGGTAGGAATATTCAAAGCCGAGCATCCAACAAGTGACCAATATACGACAACATTTACAGCTTATGACAGAATGATACAGACGACAGGATTATATGCTTCTGAGTTAGAGTATCCGGCATCTGCAGTTGCAGTTATGAATGAGATAAGTGAAGGTTGTGGTATTCCTGTAAATACTGAAGGCTTGGAAGATATTATTATTGATACCAAGCCAAATGGCTATGTATATCGCGAAATGATAGGATACATAGCTTCTTTGGCAGGTGGTTTTGCTTGCGTGGATAGAACGGGAACCATTGTAATTAAGTGGTATGAGGATAACGATGCTACATATAACTTATCAAGGATCATGTCATTTGAAAAAAATGAAGGTGAGTTTAAGCTTGAAAAATTAACATGCAATGTCGATAGCTCTACAACATATACAGCTGGCGACGGTCTTCTTGGTATAACCTTGGATAATCCTTTTATGCCACAGGCAAAACTTGAAAAAGTATATGCGAAACGAAAGGACTTTACATACAGAGGAGCAACAATAAAGACTTTGGGAGATATACGTCTGGATCCATGGGATATTATCACAGTAGAAGATGGAGAAGATGTATATAAAATTCCGGTAATGAATATTGTGCAGGAATATGACGGTGGTATGTCCATGACAATATCTTCTTATTCAAAAACAAGAACGGAAGAGGAGATAGACTTCAAGGGTCCTTCTATAACAGAAAAAGAAAGAACTTATACTGAAATACAAGAAACAAAAAATCTGTTGGCCAAAAAGGTAGATGCAGACTATGTTAATTCACATTTCACCAAAACTGAAGAATTAGATGCAACTAATGCTAAGATACGAAAACTTGAAAGTGAGAAGCTTAGCGCTAAGGATGCTGAACTAAAATATGCCAATATAGATTTTACTAACATTGGTAAGGCCGCTATGGAATATTTTTATTCCATGTCTGGTTTAATAAAAAATGTAACTGTAGGTGATCAAACTATTACCGGAGAACTTGTCGGTGTAACCATAAAGGGCGATATAATCGAGGGTAACACCATTGTGGCAGATAAGCTTGTAATTAAAGGTGAAGACGGTCTTTATTACAAACTTAATACCGATGGTATTACGACTGAAGCACAACAGACAGACTATAACAGTCTGAATGGACAAGTTATCAGGGCTAAGTCAGTTACAGCGTCTAAAATAGATGTTAAAGATTTAGTGGCTTTTGATGCAACTATTGCTGGTTTTAAAATAGAGGATAGCGCTATATATTCGATAGGAAAAGAATCAGCAACTAGTGGTGTTCGTGGTATATATCTTAGTAAAGACGGTCAGATGGCTGTTGGCGATTCAAAACATTATATTAAGTATTATAAAGATACAGATGGTTTGTATAAGCTTAGGATTTCTGCAGATGCCTTAGAGTTTTCTACAGGTGGAAGTGTAGAGGATGCAATCGGCAATTTGAAGAATGAACTAGATAGCGTTAAGGAGGAAATCGTTTCTATTATAAGCATTTCTTCGAGCAAGGGTAGCGTGTTTAAAAACACAAACGTTTCAACCGTGCTCTCAGTAACAATATTCCGAGGAACCCAGAGAATAACAAACATCGATGAGCTTAAGGCTACGTACGGAGATTCTGCGTATTTACAGTGGAAATCCCAGGAGCACGATGGGGATGCCTATCTTGAGATTCCTTCAATTGATGAAAGAATTTCTGAAAGTGGTTTCAAATTTAAAATTAGCCCTAACGATATAGACACGAAGGGCATTTATACATGTGATTTAATCACAGATTAGTAGGAGGAAATAGAATATGGCAATTAAAGCTACTGGTCAGGTGACCATTATCGATGTCACTGATGCGTATTCAGTGATACTTACAAGTGAGGCGTATACATTTGTTGGTAATACGTCTGGCGCACCAGCAGGACTGAAGTGCGCTACACAGGCTGTTGCTTATTGCGGTTCTAATCAGTGTTCTGTTGTAAACGTAGACCAGAAGGCAATTACATGCCCTACTGGAATTTCAGTTGCAGTAGAGAACAGCGGAACGGCATCACCAACAATTACATTTACAACAACAGCAACCGTAACGACAGCATGCGAAGCAGTAATTCCAGTTGTTGTAGATGGTATAACAGTCAACAAGAAATTTTCTTTCGCGGTAGCAAAGACTGGACAGACAGGACAGACGGGAGCAACGGGTGTTGGAGTTAAGAGTATTGTTAATTACTTTTTAGCATCGACTGCTAATACTAATGTTACAGCTGCTACAGAAGGTTGGACTACAACCATGCAGACTACAGACACTTCAAAGAAATATCTGTGGTCTTATCAGCTCATTACATATACAAACAATACAACAGCTAAGACAACTCCGACAATTATAGGCACACACGGAGCAACAGGACAGACAGGAGCTACAGGAAACGGCATTAAGAGTGTTACCAACTATTATTTAACTACAACAGCTAATACAGGTATAACAACTGCTACTAGTGGATGGTCAACAACTCCTACTGCTACAACAACAACTAACAAGTATATGTGGTGCTACCAGCTTATTACATATACGAACAATACAACAGCTAAGACAACTCCTGCAATTATTAGTACACATGGTGCAACAGGAGCAAAGGGGGATGCTGGAGCAGATGCTATTACAGTTACTATTATATGTAGCAACGGTAGAGTATTCAAGAATAACACCGGTAACACGGTACTTACAGCACATGTATTCAAGGGTTCTATTGAGCAGACAATCACAGATGCAGGAGTAGTTAGTGGTCTTGGGTCTATCAAGTGGTATAAGGCAGGAAGTACAACAGCATTAGCAACAGCTAAGACGTTAACAGTATCTGCGAACGATGTAGATAACACACAGGCATATACGTGTCAGTTAGAAGATTAATAAAGAAGGGAGGCGTACGTCAAAATGGCAGTTAAAGCAGCTAGTCAAATTTCAATTATAGATGTAACAGACGCATATTCAGTTACATTAACATCGGAGGCGTACACCTTTGTTGGGAATACTGCTGGGGCTCCGTCTGGGTTGTCATGTACGACTCAGGCGGTTGCTTATTGTGGGAATACTGTATGCAAGATAATAGTGGGAACAATTACGTGTCCTATTGGTATTTCAGCATCAATTTTGAATAACAATACGGTATCTCCAACAATAACATTCAAGACGACAGCTACAATTTCTGCGGCATGTGAAGCAACGATTCCGTTAGCAATAGATGGCGTTACTATAACAAAGAAATTTTCGTTTGCAGTTGCAAAGACTGGTGCCACTGGAGCATCAGGCAAAGGAATTAAATCCACAGCAATAACATATCAGGCTGGTGCGTCTGGAAAGACTGCTCCAACTGGTACTTGGGTAACTTCTCCACCAGAGACTACAGCAGTGTTACCTTATATGTGGACTCGAACTATTATTACATATACTGATAATACGACAAGTACGTCATATAGTGTTGGCGCCACACCGGAAGGAATTCAGGTTGGCGGGAGGAATCTTGCACAAAAAACGTCTAGTAAGTACGATGCTGGTTTTTCCAAGTTCGATGGAAACGATAACGTTTGTTTTAGCATTGGAAACACTTTAACTGATGGGTTGTCAGTAGGCGACGTAATATCAATTAAGTTAATATGCAAATATACTAATATAGTATCTGTAAGTGGAAAAACTCCTCAGGTTCGTATCGTTGGAGCTGGTAATGTAACAGGTTGGAATGATAATGGGTATTTTCCAGTAAATAATTATACTAAGCTGTCTGGCTCTAATGGTGAAGTAACAATAATGTATCAGGCAATAATTAATGCCAATCATGTTAAAAATTCGTATTGGAATACGTTACTCAGAACAGATGCGATTCAAAGTGGCATAATACAATGTAAGATGTTTAAAGTTGAACGTGGTACAAAATGTACAGACTGGTCACCAGCTCCAGAGGATACTGATAATAAAATATCAGATGTATGGCAGGGAGTTAATGATGTATATGATGACTACTCGGAATTCAAAGAGAACACCTATACCAAAGCTGATATGGATACCAAGTTAACAGAAACCAAGGAAGCAGTACTTATAGCAGCTAATGCCATTTATCAACGACAGGATGCAATGGGTGATTACTATACTGTCACTCAGGCAAATTCAGCTATAGATGCCAGAGCTAATCAGATAGAGGCTAAGGTCAGTGCAATTAAAATAGGTGGTAGAAATCTCATTATCCGAACAGGGGAGCTTGTTAATAAGGCACTGGGTGCTGATGGTAATACGAATGACTATGACAAAACAAATGTAATGGGTTCGAAGATATCTGTTGTGCCTGGCGAAGAGCTTACATTTCACAAGGATAATGGGAGTGAATGGTTCAGATGGAATTGGTATGATAGTGAAGGAAAATTCATGTCGAGAATGCCAAACCAGAACAATTTATTTACATGGAAAGTTCCGGATGGCGCATATTTTATATTGGTAAGTTATCCAAATACAGGTAACGTTAAGGTGGAAAGGGGCAATCGAGCAACTGACTGGACACTAGCTCCAGAGGACACAGATGCCAAGATAGATGATATATCTATAGGCGGAAGGAACCTTATTAAAACAACTGATTTGATTGTTGGTTGGATTGATGATACTGGAGCGTTGCGATATGCAGGTGATTGGGACAAGACATTCCTTACTGGTGAATATATATCCGTTGATGCCGGAAAAGAGTATATGTTCCAATTATTTTGGACAGATGACAACACAGAAGCTTGGATTGTATATGCTTATTACAATGCTAATAAAGAGTTCATTAAGGTAGCACCAAATCAGATTTATAACACGGATAAGTATTATAAAGAGAAGATAATTATTCCAAGTGGCGTAGCGTATATGCGTATATCGTGGGAGTTCGGTGCTCAGCGTGCCGTTAAGCTCGAAAAGGGTAACAAAGCCACAGACTGGACTGCGGCACCAGAGGATACAGAAGCTAAGATTGCACTTAAGGTAGATGAAAAGTCATTGAAAAGTGCAATTGAGGCCATAGCTGATACAATTAATATAACTGCTAGGGGTGGATTGAATATTTCCGGTAACAGATTTACGTTGACATCAACGAATACAACTATTACCGCAGATGGAACAATAACCTCGAGAGGAACAAGCGTTGGTTTAGATGGAAATAAATACTTAATGGCAGCAACATTGCGAGGAGGAGAGCTTAAAGTATGGAATAATACATCTAATAATGGAGTAAGGATCCAAGGGCATGGTTTATTCGGTTATGACGATGATGGAACTAATACAATTCAATTAATATATACTCCAAGTGATGAGAACGACTTGAGTACTGGTTTGTGGTTATATTCCAATTTAGGGCAAGAAATACATGTGACAAGAAAAGAAATATGGCTCCAGGGAAATAATAGTGATGGAAGTATATATGGTTATTGCAACATAGGCAAAGGATATATGCGCATTGATTCTTCTGGAACGACATATTATGGCGATTGTGCACTATCTGTGCTAGGCGGAGCAAAGATTCAAGATCTGCACGCAATGGATAGCATGACAGTTGGATGTGATGTGGAAGAGGTTAAAATGTGGAACACATATTTTGGTTATTGTCAACCTGTTACAGCAGCGACGAACAGAGTCACGTTAAAGTGGACTGGGGCAGCTTTGCAAGTATGGATTGACAACACATTAGTAGGAACATTATTTGAATAATAGAAAGAAGGTAGTAAAAATGTTAGAGACAAGAAAAGATATTACATTTACAGGAACAAGTTATGTTGAGAAAACAGTGACAGGTTCATCTGAAAAGCAGAGAATTAATATTGTATACCTCTCAGCATCAATTTCAGATGATGGAAGCAGTGTAAGCGTTAACAAGAATATTCAGAACAAAACGGAATATCTTGCTAACAAGAAAGCTTGCATGGAGGATATGGCAGAGTTTGAAGAACTTGCATTATCTTTAATTGAATAAGAGCTCATTACAGCGTCTAGCATTAAGCTAGGCGCTTTTTTAGAAGGAGGAAAAGAAAGATGATAACATTAAAGGCAATTTACATGGCAGCAGCACACGACAAGCTGATCCAGCTTGTTATTATAGCTGTAATAATTGATACAATATTTGGAGTATTAAGGGCAATTAAAGAACGTAAATTTAACAGTTGTTTTGGTATTAATGGAGCAATTCGTAAGTGTGGAATGATAATATCCATTATGCTCCTTGTAATCGTTGATTACATAACAGGATTTAATATGATTGGATTTCTGCCGGAACAGGTTAGACAGCATATGGGTAATCAGATAGGAATTTCTGGCTTTATCGCACTACTTTATAATGCATATGAAACAGTAAGCATTTTGAAGAATATGGCATTATGCGGTTTGCCTGTAAAGAAGCTGTGGTTATATGTTAAGACATTTTTGGGAAATTATACAGATGAATTGCCGGACGATGATGAGTTGGCAACGGCGAAGATTAAGGAGGAAAAGTAATATGAGTATTAGAGGAATTGATATTAGCGATAACAACGGAACACTTGATTGGGACATTATCAAGGAACAGATTGATTTCGCCATGGTAAGAGTTGGATATGGCTCTAACTATGAATCACAGGACGATAGACAGGCTATAAGAAACATGCAGGAACTTGAAAGAATAGGCAAACCATATGGAGTATATATGTACAGCTATGCACTTAATGAAGACGAGGCACATAGCGAAGCTGCACATATCCTGAGAATGATTGCTGGCTTTAATCCAGTGTTAGGCATTTACATTGATATGGAAGATGCAGACGGCTACAAAGTAAGGAACAACAAAGATCCTCGCACTAATGGAGAAGCATATACTAGATATTGCCAGATTGTTACGAATGATTTAAAGGCAGCCGGTTTTGAGGTTGTAGGTACATATGCTAACCTTGACTGGTTCTCTAATATCTTAGATAGAGAAGCGCTTACAGACAAGAAGTGGCTTGCTATCTGGGGACCAGATAGTTGCCCTGTAGATTGGGCCGAAATCTGGCAGGATAGTTCGGATGGTTGCATAGATGGTTCGTCTGCAAGGACAGATACAGACGTATATATCAACGAAGAAGCTTTTAGTACTTATGCAAAGATTAATGTGCCGGAATATGAGCCAGAAGAGCCTATACCTGAAAGGGATATAGAAGATGTAGGTACAATGTACCGCGAAGGAGATCACGTTTGTTATAACAGAATCTATTATACAGCCGGAGACTGGACCGATGGTGCAGCACCATATTATACAGATGGATTTATAACACATGTATATGAAGGAGCCAGACATCCTTACCTTATCGGGGAGGGGACAGGATTCGTAGACGATAATTGTATTACAGGCCATTATGATAATGAGCCTAATGACGCACCACCAGAAGAACAGGAAGATGAGACAGAAGATGTAGCGTATACTACAGTAGAAGCTGGCGAAGGATTCTGGCAGGTAGCAGAAAGAGCATTAGGAGATGGCACAAGATATCTTGAGTTAGCAGAATTTAACGGCATGGATATTAGTACACCACTCTATGTTGGTATGGAGCTTAAGCTTCCTAATTAATTTTATAATTAAAACTGAAAGGGGCATATCATTTTGCGATATGCCCCTTTTTTATTGCTCAAAATTTTATAAAAAACTGTTGACATAATAGTCGCTATCGACTATTATATAAATACAGATAGGCGATAACGACTATAATAAAAAGGGAGGGGTATAAAGATGGGAACGTATGTATTACGAGATTTTGGAGGGTATATAGGCTATAAAATTGAAGAGCAGGAATTATACAAAATAATGAATATAGCATATCCAGAACGTAATTATGGAGACGGCTGGTACGAAAAGACGCAAGCGAATCTATGGAAAAAAGGCGATAAGAAAAGGAAATATCTTAAACTAAAAAGATATAGAAATCATCAGTTCAGAAGTGAAAAAGAACTTGGGTATTATGACTGCGTGACAGGAATATATGTTGTGATAGAAAAATACCACAGAACGAAAGATGATGTAATAAAAAAATATAACGAAATGAATTAATATTATGAAGGAGAATAAGATTATGACAAACATGGAAATTGTAAAAAAGATGGCAAAGTTAAACATATTATGTGCAAGATACAGTGAAAGACACAACATAATTAGGTGCAAAACATGGAGAGACATCGACAGACTTATCACAGGAAATAAACTTACAATTAAGTATAAAGATGCTGCAGATGTTTTATATAATAATATATCTAAGATATGCGGTGCAAATGAATACTTGGTTAAAAGCGCTTTGGAATTAAAGGCTGAAATATATAACAGTGACATTAAAGATTTGAGATTCGGACTTGAGCCACAGAGAAAATTCACAGATGAAGAAAATAAATTAGATCAGGAATTAATAAGACAGAAGTTCTTTTACAACTCAGAAATGCTGGAGATAAAAGAAGCAGTAGAAATTCTCAATGGCACTGTAACTGAGAGCGCTATTAAGCAGGCATGCCAGCAGGAACGTTTACTCAACACGCAGAAGATAGGTAAAACATGGCTTGTAAGTGGACCTGAATGTAGAGCGTACTGGAACATCCATGATCCATACATAAATGAATCAAAGGTGAATAGAGAATATTAAATTGTGATTGCTATATTAAGTAATATGTGAAACATAATCATCAATTAGATATAAAATATACGCATTATACACATAAAAACTATTGACAAAATACGCATAATGTGTATAATATAATTATAGATGAGATACCAAGGAAGGAGGAAAGCTAATGACTGTCAGAGAGCTTGATAAGCTTATAAAAAACGACGGTTGGTATTTTGTAAAACAAGTTGGTTCGCATATGCAATATAAGCATCCAACTAAAACTGGAAAAGTTACGATACCAAACCACAAGGGAGATGTCGATATAAAGACAGCGAACTCGATACTTAAGCAGGCAGGACTTAAATAGTCCTGCACAGCTTATATAGGTTGTGGTATCTAAAATTATAGATAGAAAGAAGGTTAATGATTATGAAGTTAGTATATCCTGCAGTATTTACACCATGCGAACAGAACAAAGGTGGTTATACAGTAGAAGTTCCAGATCTAAAAGGCTGCGTGACAGAAGGCGACAATTTAGCGGAAGCAATTGAAATGGGAATCGATGCTGCAAGCGGTTGGGTACTTGATGAATTAGAAAATGGTAATAATATACCTGAGCCATCGTTACGGGAAGATATAAAGCTGGATTATGACAACAGCTTTATTAATATGCTTGTACTAGACATGGACTCTTATTCTGAAAAATATGGGAATAAAACTGTTAGAAAGAATATAACAATACCGGCCTGGCTGAATACTTATGGAGAAAAGAATAATATTAATTTTTCTAAGGTATTACAGGATGCACTATTAAAAAAGGCACAAGGATAG